CAACAATCGGAATAGATGCTTCAGCTACATCTTTAGCAGCAGTTCCAACTTTTGTCAAACCATTATTAACAACTGGTAAAGTTCTTTTGATAGTTTTCATAACGTTACTTTTACGCGATTTTGCCATTATAAATTAAGTATATAAAATATTTATTTATATTAGATGGATTTCAAATATTTACTAAAGATTTTCATTATATTTTTTCTAATTCTCTCTACTATTATTTTTATAAACTCAATTAAAGTTAATCTAAGTGATACTGAACAACAAAAAGAATTGACTAAAGTTATAACTATAGAAGGTATGAATCCTTTAACAACAGATAGTAGTAAAGCATTTTGTGAGACAAATAAAGGATTTAATTTAGAAACATCATGTAATAATCTTACTAAATATAATTGCGGATTGACATCATGTTGTATTTTGACAAGCGATAATAAATGTAAAGCAGGAAATCAAGATGGACCATTATTTGGTTCTGATTCTAAAGGTAAAACAATTCCATTAGATTATTATTACTTTCAAAATAAATGTTATGGAGAGAAATGTCCTACTAAGTAAGTTTTTTATAATATCAGTATAATTTGATAAATAATATAAAAATAACAAATAAAATTTAATTATATTTATGAGAAAGAAAAATTAAATATAAAGTTTATTATATTTAAATGGAATATATTTATGAGAAAGAAAATTCGCTTGATAGAGAACTTTGTCAGCAAATAATTAATCATTTTGAAAATTCATCTATGAAATACGATGGTGTCACTTCAGCGGGTATGAATAAAAAAATAAAGGATACTACAGATTTACATTTCATTAGTGAACCAATATTATTTAAGGACATTGACACTATATTATACAATGAATTAAACGTTAATTTGTTTAAATGTATAGAAAAAATTAATAATAAATGTCATCATTTAAATATAATAAATTATACTGATTCTGGTTTTCAAATTCAAAAATACATTAAAAATACAGGAAAATATCTTTATCATAATGACTCGCAAATCAATTTCCAAGAAAAAAAAAGTAGAGTATTGACATATTTATGGTATTTAAATGACGTTGAAGAAGGAGGCGAAACTGAATTTTTTGGAAATTATAAAATAAAACCAATTTGTGGCAAGTTTGTCTTATTTCCAGCAACGTGGACATTTCCCCATTGTTCAAATGTTCCTAAATCATCAGACAAATATATAATAACAGGATGGATATATGAATATTATTGATATTTAATTATATAATTAACAACTGTAAATGGAGGCAAAATTTCCTGTTGAGTAGACGATAAACCCTGTATTCCTCCAGTTTCAGTGGCAATATCTATAATGTAGTTTGAGTTGCCTGCGTTGTCTACACGGTACCCTGGAGTGTTAGTATTTATAATAAAATTGGTATTACTCGGATTATTATGAACATGCTGAGCTAATTGATTCGTAACTATTGTTGAATTTCCACCGTTTTTTGTATTATTAATACCACCAGGACCTGTGTAAGATATAGTCATATTAGAAATTGAATCAGCACCAATGGGAATATGTTTTAACATATTGGGGACTCTAAATCCTGTAGAAGTTGTTCCATAAGTATCTCCTATAACAGAATGTAAAGTACTATATGTCGTTGTTGAAAAAGAAGTTCCATCACACCATAAATAATTTACCGGCAATTTAGTTCCACTATATAATAAAATTGTTCCAACCGGCACAAAAGAATTACCTAAATCGGTTGGTGGTGGTTGCGTTGTCGTTGTTGTTCCTGAAAAATTATAATCCGTTCTATAATAAAGAGGCATAGTAGTAGACATTTATTATATTAGTATAAAATAAAAAATTGAATATAATTTAAAAATATATTAGAATAATATAATTAGATAATATAAGAATATGATAATTCCTGTTAAATGTTTCACTTGCGGTATGGTTATTGCCGATAAATATCGTTATTATCAAACGGAAGTTCGCAAAAGAAAATTAGCAAAAAAAGTTGGAAGTAATTCTGATGAAATTGACAAAGTTGTTTATTTAACAAAAGAATTTCATGAAAAGACGCCAGAAGGAGATGTTCTTGATGAATTAAATGTGAGAAAAATGTGTTGTCGTAGGCATTTCTTAACTCACGTTGATATTGAATAATTTCTTAACATATTATATAAATGACTTCTAGAAAGCAAAAAGTTTATAAAATGGTGGGTTGTTCAAAGAAAACTCGTCGTAAAAAATATTTAGGTGGAACTTCTTTAGCTTATACAGGTGAATCTTCTTTTTCTTTACCTAATCCATATTTAGCTTATACTGGTAAGGGTGGTTCAGCTTCCTCGTGCGGATTAACAACAAATACAAATATTCCGACAAATACAAATGCGGTGAATCCTACTCTTCCTAATACTGGTCCTGTTTCTGGTGGCAAAAATACTATTTTTAATAGTGCTTTACCTCAGCACGGAGGATGCTGTGGTTCTTGTAGCTCTAATGTTCCGTTAATGATGGGAGGAAGAAGAAAAAAAGGTGGTATGTGTCCCACCTGTTCTTTAGGATTTATGACAGGAGGAGCAAAGCATAGAAAAGAATGTAAATGTAGCTCTTGTAAACATGAAATAATGAAAGGAGGGAATACAGGAATTCCTTATCCAGATGGTTTAGTTGGAGGGCCATGGACGCCAAATGTAAGTGGATGGCCAGGTGTAGATGGTATTCCAGGCAATAATAATTATTATCCTGTAAATACTTATAAAAATGATATATCGAGACAAATGGTAGATTTAGGTGCAAATCGTCCTTTTTTAAATATGAAAGGTGGTAAACGAAAGCAAAAAGGCGGAACATTGTCTAATTTTCTAACTCAAGACTTAATTAATTTAGGAAGACAATTTCAATTTGGAGTTGGGAGTGCTTATAATGCGTTAGCAGGAAATTCTGCTCCAGTTAATCCTATGCCTTGGAAAGAACAACTCCCTTCAAAAGTACATGCGATAATTTAATACTTATTTAAATTATTTTTTTCTGTTAATACTTTATAATGGCTCCTTTTCCAAAGTCTTTAAAAGATTTATGTACTCCAGCATCATTATATTTCATTGTTTCTATGATAGGTTTAGTTATTGTTATGTTTCAAAATTTAAGTAACTCAAATAGTTATAATGTTGGTAATTTCTCTTGTAGAGTTCCTAATACATTTTTAGTATTTGTTGTTAAATTCATATACATTGTTTTCTGGACATATATTCTCAATTTAATTTGCAAAGATGGTCATATTGGCATATCTTGGTTACTTGTGCTTCTTCCTTTTATTCTCTTATTTGTTATGATGGGTCTATTAATGATTAATATGTAAATTAAAATAATAATATATTATATATTATATATTATTATGTCAAATAAAATAAAAAATGGTATGTCTTATGAAAAAAATGGTTGGAAATATATATCTATTTTTGGAAACCCAAGAGAAAGAGGATATGCGTATGGTTATTTATCCGCCAAAGATTTTAAAGAAATTCAAACAACATTAAAATTTCTAATGATGGAAGCTTATGGTAAAGATTGGGATTATTTTATTAAGGAAATATCAGATGGTTTTAAAGATATTACTGAAAAAGAGTTTCCCGAACTTTATGAAGAAATGGTTGGTATTACTGAAGGTTTAAATGCTGCTGGAACTAAAACAAATATAAATGAAATAATTGCTTGGAATTTTTATTGCTCAATACCATATTGGTATTCATCTGTTTCTGAATCACGTATAGCAAAAGAAGGAGGTGCGTCTGACCATTGTAGTGCTTTTATTGCGGTTGGAGATTGGACAGAAGATGGTAAAATAGTTTGTGCTCATAATTCATTTACAGACTTTATTGATGGTCAATTTAGTAATATTATATTAGATATTAAACCTGATAAAGGCAATAGAATGATAATGCAAACATCACCTTGTTGGATTTGGAGTGGAACAGATTTTTTTGTAACATCGAAAGGTATTATTGGTACTGAAACTACAATTGGAGGGTTTATTCCATATGAGAAAAAATACCCAATTGGTTATAGAATTCGTAAGGCAATGCAATATGGAAATACAATGGATGAATATTGTGAAATACTTTTACACGAGAATTCAGGTGATTATGCGAATTCTTGGCTATTTGGAGATACAAATACAAATGAAATTTTACGTATTGAATTAGGACTTAAATATCATAATATAGAGAGAACGAAAAATGGATTCTTTATTGGATTTAACGCTCCTTATGATGAACGTATTCGAAATTTAGAAGTTAACAATTCTGGGTTTTATGATATTCGAAGACATCAAGGAGCAAGATTAGTTAGACTTGGCGATTTAATGGACGAACATAAAGGAAAGATTAATATTGATATTGCTAAGAAAATAATTGGTGACCATTATGATGTCTATTTAGAGAAAGATAATAATCCTTGTTCAAGAACAGTATGCTCTCATTATGACCTAGATCCAAGAGAATATATGTCACAAGAATCAAGACCGAAACCTTATGCCCCTCGTGGAGCAGTCGATGGTATTGTTTGCGATACAGAATTAGCTAAAAAAATGTCTTTTATCGGAAAATTTGGTTCATCATGTGATATTGGTTTCAATAAAAATGAATTTTGTAAAAAACATAGACAATACGAGAAATTTTGTCCATATTTAAAAGATAGACCAAGTTATCCATGGACAGAATTTACAATTTCAAATACAAAAAATAAAATGAGATTAACAAAACGAAATAAAAATAAAAATAATAAGACAAAGAAATTAATTTAATTTCAAACTCCGATTGTAAAATAAAAAATTGATTATGAATAACTAATTATATTAGATAATAAATAAAATGCCTGAATTTATTAAAAATTACAACTTTAATAGTTTATACATCTGTTTATTACTATTTATGTATAATATATGGAAATCTAATTATGAGTATATAAATATAATTGTAAGCAAATT